GGCGCATCCACGCCTGTGCTGGTGGTGGCGAGGCGAGGTGAATTAGATGCGTGATATAGTGTGACTGCGCTGGTTGACGCATTACCTTCTAAATATGTGGATGCGCCATCAGACGTAAGCAACTGCATATTGTTGCCCTGTATCTTTAACTGACCAGTTCCATTTTCAACAATCTTAGCGTGAGTTGCATCAGAATAAATCTGCAATTCCCCACCGAAAATAGCCTTATCGTTGTCACCGAAGGTGATGTTGTTGCCATTGGTGTCTAGGTTGCCGCCAAGCTGCGGAGTGGTGTCATCAACTACATCGCCAGAAGCCGCTGCTGCTGAAACCCAGTTAGTTCCATTGTAAGACAGCACCTGACCGCTAGTAGCACCAGCAACACTTACATCTGAAATGTCATCCAATGTTGTGGACAGCAATGAAAACGTGCCGTAAGCCACAATGTCAATCAAGTCATTGAGGGCTGCACCCACAGTCAGAACTACGTTAGCCCCATCAGTGGCAGTAAAGTCTGTGCCGTTCTGTAGCTTGACACCATTAAGGAATACATCAATGAAGCCAGCATCGTATGTCGCAGCAAAGGTAGTCTGACCACTTGTTGCTGTGTAGACATAACGATTAGCTGTACCGTTGACTGATGAACCAGCGTTTACCCAGCCAGAACCGTCATACACCTTCATAATACTATTAACTGTGTCAAACCACAGATCACCTGTTGTTGGTGATACTGGTGCTGTTGCATCAATAAAGTAAGTATCAGCAAAGGCGTTAATGTCTGTCAGGTTAGTGGCAACAGTGTTGACGTTGGCAATGTCTGCGCCTACAGCGTTTACATTAGCAATAGCATTAGCAACAGTTGTAATGTTAGCATTATTAGTTGCTGTGGTTGTAATGTCAGCAGAGATACCAGCTACTGTAGCAATGTTATTGGTTGGGCTGATCTGACCTGCAACAAGGTTGACGTTAGTCTGGTCTGTACCAGTGAGAGCCAAGTCATGCCATACAGTATTCGTGGCATCATAGACCTTCATAATATCGTCAGTAGTATTGAAGTAGATAGCACCATCTAGCAGTGCATTACCATCATTGTCTACAGAAGGATCACTAGCCTTTTGCTCAAGGAACCTGTCATCAAAGGTATCTAGTGCTGCCTCAGCCGCTGCTTGTGCTACCTGTGCTGCTGTAGCTGCTGTAGAGGCTGTACCAGCGTCTGTAGAGGCTGCTGTAGCTGCGTTAGTAGCTGTGGTTGCGTTTGTGCTGGCAACATTAGCATAGTGCTTTGCTGAATAGTCAGTGGTTACACCATCACTAAGAGTATACTGAGTACCTATAGGATGAATAGCAAGCTTAGTAGCATCAGGAATAATGTTACCTGTAGCTGTTGCCACGGCTGTATTAGCTGCCGATACGGCTGCTGTTGTAGCCTGACTAACAGCACTACTAACAACCCCAGCTACCTCTGTGTCTGTGTAGCCCTTTGTAGCTGCATCAGTGCTTGCTGTAGGAGTCCCTACATTCTTAATAACACTGTTCTGTGCATCCCACTTGTTGTCGTTGTCTAGCTGAATTGAGTCTGCTGCAAGGTCTGCTGACTCCTGTGCTGCATGGAATACCTGAATGTTACTATCATCCAAGTCTTCCTCAGTCAATACTGAGCCTGACGCAAAGTCAACTGCACGTGCTGAGAGATCAGTAGTACGGCGAACCTGTACTAGAGTTCCCACAGCAGGTGCTGATGTTAGTTGTACAGTAGACGCAGAAGGAAAAGTCAGGCCAGTTTCAGCCACACCATCTACTGTTACACTTATTTCAGAAGTGTCCTGATATGTAAAGGTAATAGAGAACTGTGTGGTAGTTCCATTACCTGTATAGTTGTCGTATGAAAAAGCCATCTGTTTTCCTTAAAAACTTCCAAAGGTAGATTTATATGCTTGATTAGCAGTAGCATTAAGAATTTGTCGTACACCATACAAAGACTGTGCTGGTAGTATACGTAATACTCTTCTATACTCTGCTTCTGTTATCTTACCATCATTGTATGCTTGAGTAATTTGTAGTAATGTTGACGCATAAGATATAACAGGAGGTGTAATAGCGTGTGTGTTCCCACCCATTGCACCTGTTGTTACTTGATATACATAACCAAATAGTGATGCTGCTCCGATTTGACTTAAAGAACCTACTAAAAAGTTTTTCATAGTCATACGTTCCTTAATATACTCATCAGCATCGCTACGTCCCATAGCGTTCATTTGAACACGAGCTATGTACATCATCATGCCTAGCATAGCAGAGCTTGCAAAGACTTTGGAAACAGTCTTTAGATCACCGCTTGCTGCTCTTACACCTAAGCGCATAGTTTGCTGTTCAATAGAAGCCATAGTAAAGCTTAAGAACTGAAAGTAAGTCTTACCTACTTCACCTCTTAACCATTTATTAGTAGAAGCAATGTTCATTTCTTGTACACTGTTTCTTACTTCCTTAAAACCAGCAGCCTGAAAGGCATCACGGACATCCTCAGGCCAATCCTTAAGGTTCATTTTAACTAGAGTACCATTTTGAATGTCGGCCTTATCTCTGATTGTTTGGCTAATCTTAGTAGTCATTTCATCAGTCAAACCTAGCTGTCTTAGTTTAACTGTGGCAAAGGGCATCTTATCTTTTGTAGCTGCTGTTGCCCATTCCTGAGCAAAACCCCGCATAGCTCTACGTCTTAAGACTTGTGTTACACCCATCAGACCAGAAAAGTAAGCTACTTTCTGTTGCGCCCACTGAGCCTTCTCACCTAGTTTACTAGCTTTAGGTACTAAAGCACCCTCTAAGTTACTACCGTCAAACCTGTTAGTGGTTGAGTATTTACCTAAAAGAACTTCTTCACCTAAACCTAGATCATCAATTAGTTCTTTTAATAAAGTATCATCTAGTTGTCCTTGAGAAGCCCTAGTATAAAAACTACTCATTGATGAATTAGTTCTTAGAATAGTACTAACACTATATTCAAATACAGCATTAGATATCTCCATTAAAGAAGACATCCCAGACATACCCATGTTTACCGCAAAGCTAAAGGCTCTTAAACCAATATGAAATTCTTTAGTTCCTTTATTGAACGGTTCCCTGTGAGCAAGCCTACCAGTTATTCCATCATACATAAAATCTAGGGCATCTAACTCACTCTTAAAATCTCCCTCAGGTACATTCTGCATCCTAGCCTGACTCTTAATAGCTTCTCTAAAAGACTCCCAACTAGAACCTGCTTGGTTGGTATTGATACCATTCCTAGCTAGTCCAATAGCTCCTGAAAGTTGAAAGATATAAGAGTTATGTAGTTGTTCAATGTCGCTCTCTAGTAAGTCCTCAAATTTGATTTCAATAGTCTCACCATCAGCACGTGTTACACTAATAGAGGCACTTTCATCAAGTAATAAACGAGGACGACTACGCTTGTGTTCAGCCTTTGAGGGTCTGCCATTTGCGAAAAGTTCTACGACATCATCTATCTGATCTTCTGTTAGTTCATCCTTAAACTCTCGCTTCATAAGATCGCCTAAATCTTCTAGGGTCATCTCATTAAGACCCTGTGGACCGCCTGATTTACCAAATGTACGATCAACAATACCCTTAGTATAGCCAGCAGCTATACGCCTAATCATGTCGTTAGCTTCTGCTTCTATATCCTTTGTTGATTTTCTGGTTGGTTTCTTCTTAGCAGCTTTCTCAGCCTTCTTCATAATACTCTTGATAACATTCTGAAGTATATCAGGCTGACCTCTACGTAGAGCTTCTTCTACTAGTTTAGCAATCTGCTCGTCAGCTTCAGGACCAAGACGATTTCTTAAATCAACAATTTTCTCATCACTAAAGATACGAGCTAGATAGTTCTTATGCTTGTCTAGGATGGCTGGTGTAAACCCAGCAACATCGTACTTAATCGCCATCTCTGCTAGTTCACGTTCTTGTTTCTGTACAAGTTCAGCTACTGCTTTTACTTCAGGGTCTGCGTCTTTAATTATACCTCGTACATACTTACTTACTAAGGTATTAAAATCAGCAGCACCTAATCCAGTTCTTTTAGTAAAGGCTATCTGAGAAGGGTAAAAGACTTCCCCAAATCCCTGCCTATACTGTCCCTGAATACGTTCAGCAATTTCTGAGGCTGCGTCATTGGCGTGTAAATTACCACCCTTATAGCCTACAGCATTAGCTCCTAAGGCTCTAGCACCCTGACGTATCCGTGATAGCTTAGACATACCAGCCTTGTATCCAGAGGACACCAGCTTACGTACACCTAACAACCCCCATCCTGCAATCTCAGGGATAGCTTCAGCAGTCTCTATAGGCGTTGCAGCAAGGGCTGTACGTTCAGCTACTCCTACATCACTAATTCTTGTAGCAGCAGTAGTAGCATCGGCTACGTTGAAGATAGCATCGTTAGCCATAGTTTCGTTAATTAATCGTTGGGCTGTAGCTTCAACATTATTAGCATCATAGAAGGCTCGTTCAGCAGGGGTAAGTTCTCCACCCTCTGCTACCTTCTTAGCTAGTCGTGCTACGTTACCTCGTTTAATAAACGCAGTAACACCAGCATTAAGAGTACCACCTAGTACTGATCCAGCACCCATAGCTATAAGTACATCATTAGCATCTACGTCATACTTAAGACCTGCACGGATACTTTCAAAGGCAGCTAACTCAGCACCAGTAACTAATGCACCAGCACTAAACGCTCTAGCAGCACTATAGGCTTTCTTAGCCCTTAGAGCCGCACCAGCGGCAAGTGTAGCACTACCAGTTAGAGGAGCAGCGGGACCACTTAGAGAGGCTACAGCAGCCGTTGAAGCTCCAATGGTAGCCCATTCTACTGGATCAAACATTGTAGCAAACGCAATAGCGGCTGTTCCACCCCAACCAGCTTCCGCTAGTTTCTGTCGGTTAGCCTGTGTTTTTAAGTAATCTTCTCTTAGTCTCATTGCACTAGCAAGATTAACTTCTGTAGCTTCGTCTAGTACTTCACGAATAGCACGTTCATCAGTCAGTCCATTAGTTAGCTCAAAGGTCATATCCTCAGTAAGAATACTGACAGCCTCACCCTCAGGCTTTCTTAATCTGTCTGCACTCTTAAACAGAGTTGGTGCTATTTGTTCTTCCTCAATGGCTGTAGGCAATGAAGAGAAAAAGCCACCCTTTGACGTTACTTCCTCTCGTGCCTTTTGTAGTGTACCCTCGCTGACCATAGGAGTTAAATCAGGAGCAGTAATCCCAGACTCAAATCCTAGACCTTTGAGAATATTCTTATTTGTATCAGCCATTGAAGTTTCCTTTTATTTTAAACTTAAGCCGTAGAATTTCTAGGAACAGTAACATAGTAATAGCTGGTTGTATTACTACAAATAGCCAGATGTTTATTTCCTCGTAAGAAATGCCTAACATCTCAGCCATTCTAACAAGTATTATAACGCAGAAATCAAACACGTTATCTACCCATTCAATTCCGCTATTACCCATTACTGTTCCTTTCTATTAGTTCAATTCAACAATTACTTCTGAACCTTCATTTTCAGTGATAGGAGCGTAGTTACTAAAGAAAGCTCTCATCTTTTTATAGATAGTTCCCTCAGAGGTACTTTTATTATTAAAGTTCCATCTTTCCTTAATAAACTTTCTACCGCTTTTATCTTTCTGAATGGAGAAACCACCTACAAATCCTGCTGCTTTAAGCACAGGGTCTGTCTGTAGGTCATAAGCAAACATAGCTAATCCTATTGGATTGTTAGGATATACTGCATTAACTTGTTCTTCCATTTGTTTACGTTCAGCATTAGATAATCGTTTACCGTCTATAGACTTAAAGTTAGCTATGACTGCTGATACTGGCAACCCTCTCTTAGTTAGTGGGTAGTCGCCATACTCAACACTCCTTGAACCTCTAGCCTCAGCATTAGCTGTTGCTGTTTTGATTACATTTAGCGTATCTTCGCCTATATCTTCAGTGGTAAATTCAAACTCTGCGCCTAGCATATTACCTAAAGTGTTAGCAAACAAAGCTTTATAAGGAGCAGCTATGAAATTAGATGATGGTTGTTTTTCATCTAAAGCGTCTAGTACTGTTCCTCGTTTTGGCTTTGGTTTAGGTAAAGGAAATGCCTTCGTACTCGCAGCAGCCTCTGATATAATGGAAGGTAACTCAGCATCTGATATGATTTCCTCAGCTACTTTCTTAGCCCTGTCTGCTGTCTGCGTAGCCCACTTAGTAGCACTAATAGTACCATCCTCTGCTATATTATAGAGCATATTAAACTTAGCTTCTAATAGTGCAGAGGCTTGTTCAACAGAACCTTCAGCATACTGTGCAGCTTCTTTTAGTGATGCCATAAACTTAGGCCACTGGTTCTTTACATTAAACCTACCAAGCTGATAACCCATTTGGATCACACCAGACTTAGTGGAATCGGGTAGATTATCAAAACCAGTTACTTCATTAGTAAAGAAGTCATTAGTTTTAGCAACCTTAAGAGCTACTACTGCTGCTGATTCCTCAGGCTGTACGTTATTTATATCTCTAATAAGAGCTTTTTCATCAGGCTCTAGTGATTCAATCTGTAAGCCATGACCAACAGAGTCCTTACCCATGTCATCATAAGGAGTGTAAGAAAAACCTTCATCCTCTATAATAGTACTAGCTGCTGCTGTAGTTACAGGATTAACAATATCAATAGCTTCTTGTACTAAACTTTTAACATTCTCCATAACAGAGCTAGTCTGCTCTACCTGAGGAGGTTCTTCTTGAATTACGTCAGGTGGCTCCACAGGCTCAGGTTTAATATACTCTGGACTCTGTGAGGAGATATAAGTAGGTTTAGAACCATCTGCTGTAATACCTGTGTAGTAGTACTGACCTGTAGGCTCACCATTGACCATGATAGGCTGGGCTGTTAAAGGTTTGAATGTATCAGGAAGAGCATTGATTGAGTTCTTTAAGTTTTGTCCAGCCCACGCAGCACTAACATTAATTGGCTTATTAACAGGATCATCTTCAGCAGCTAAGGAGCCAACAGAAAATGCTTTCTTTTTAGCCATCTCAATCTTATTCTTATTAGAAGCTATCATCTTAGCAACAATCTGAGGATCGTTTAATAAGTCAGTTTTACTAACCATGCCTAAGGGATATCTTATGTCACCTTGATTATCAATAATGTCTACTCTAATAGCATTAGGTTTAAGACGATCAGGTGTAAAAGAAATAGCGGGATTATCTACCATCCCTAATTCACCATTAATAAGAATTTTTATATCTGGGTCTTCGCTCATTACCTTAGACAAGTCTGTTAGTCTTTGTGCAACAGGTGCGCTAATAGTAGGATCAGTATTTAACTGTTTGAAAGACATCTTTACACCATTAGCAGAGGTGTAGATTACATTGTCATTCTTAAAAGCTTCTGCTGCCATAGCCGCTGCTCTTTCCAGAGGCATATTTAACTGCATAAGCAACCCTGTCATACGCTCAAGTTCTGCTATATTAGCCACAGCATTACCTGTTTCCGTATGATCTGTAAATCCAAAGCTACTTAAAGTGTTTACTAATTTAGTTTGATTATCAGTACTTAAGGTTTGATCCATAGATACATCAGCCTGTTGTGCCATAGACATAGCATTAGCTATATTAACAGTACCATCAGGATTACTACCAACAGTAGCAATATTAAGAGCAAGAATTTCAGCTATATCAAAACGCTCCATTTGATCGGAACTAATTAGTGAAGTCGGAATGTCTATACCCAAAGCTTTTAACTTACGTACACTATTAAAAGCTGATATAGCAGACTCTGCATCTTTTGTGTCAGCAATAATATCACCAGTTGTTAAAGCAAAGACACCATTCTGAATATTTGTTTTTAGCTGAGGTGGTACAATATTATTCTTTCTATAGAAGTCTTCGGCATATGCTGCTCTTTGATCTATAGTATAATCCTTAGTACTTAACCATGACTCAAACTGTGCTGCTACTTCATCATCATCCATGACAATTTTAGTACCACCAGCACCAGTTAGTGTTTGACCTCTAAAATAATCCTGTTGATTATTAGTGTCACCAAATACAAAACTATCAAAGCCTTTAAATACTTGTTGTTGTAGTTGTAGTTGATCGTTTTGTTTAGCAAACTCTTTATTAAAAGCTCTTAGGTCACTGTCAATAGTCTTATACATTGCTTGGTAGCGAGGTATTCCACGAAACTTACGGTCTTCTGCCCACTGATAAGCAGCGTTTGGACCCTGCGATCTAACATTAGGAGCAATAACTTTTTCCATAATGTAGTCGTTGACCATAGATTGACTATAACCATAAGCTTCTGAGGCCTGTCTTACAATTTCATCAATGTTTTTCTTTTGTAAGTCTAAACCAAACTTAATGTTTTCAGGAGAAAGAGGACTACCATCTTCTTCAGTCTCTGGTACGTAGCCAGTATCTGTAGAAATGTCTAAAACTTCTCCACCAACTTTACCCATGTTAATATTAAAGTTATGTTTAAACTTTTCAGGGTCATAATCGTTGTTAAACCATGCAAGGTTTCCCATTTCAATGTTGCCCTTGACAGCCTGAAATAGTAAATCATCACCTGAGTCTTGGGCTGCTTGAAGGAATGGCTGCATAATTTCTGCTCGTCTTGCAGCAACATCTTCGTCAGACATTTCTAAATAGTCTGGTACGTTATTTATAAAGTCTTTCTTAGCAGCCCTTAAAGCACTTGACGTAGCAATCTTAGCATCTAAAGTACGTGCCGCAGCAATACCCTGTTCTGCTTCTCGCTGAAGCTTTAGTTGTTTTTCTTTTTCTATCTGAGCTAAAGTCTTAGCTGCTGGTGCAATAGCAGAGATAAACGCACCCAGATCGCTTGGTCCTACAGGCTGTTCAGCAGGACGTACATATGTATCCACTGGACGAGCCACAGCTTGTAGTCTTGCAGAAGGCCGCAGCCGTTCTACTGGTTTTCTAGCCATTATTGTCCTCCACCCTGACCCACTGAATCACTATAACCATAGGTATAGTTTTGTGAACCTATTTCATCACCGAAAGTAGACTTGTATTTACTAGGTTGTTTTACATTAGCCGCATTATAAGCAGCAGTAGCATTAGCCGCAGTTCCTACAGCCGCAGCTAGGAAGTTAGGCATGACACCCTGTTGTAGAGAGTTAGTTCTGTTTAGTGCTTCCGCAGATGCACCACGCTTTTCAAGCTCAATCTGTTTCTCTACATTCTCTAGGTTTCTATTAATCGTAGTAACACCACGAAGCTTCTGTGCTGTATAGTCCTGTAGTAGTAAGTCTACTGAATTACCGCTAACGCCAGACTCACCTGCTGCTACTAAGGCTGCACCCTCGCCCTCTAGGGCTTGGATACCTAGCCGCATCTTTTCCTCAGCGGCTGCTTCATTCTCTTGTATCATTCGTTGATTAAGCGATTGTATCTTTAAATCTCGTGCATCGTTAGCTGCTAGTCTGTTAGCATCAAATCTAGCTTGGTCAGCCTGAGCCTGAGCCACTCCTTGTTGATATTCAGAAACCCCTTGAGCAACTGCCAATACAGCCATAACTGTTGGACTACACATCTTGTATCCTCACAAATTCTAAAAAGGGTTTGTTTCCTACACCCCAAGTTTCATGCCTTTTAATAAACGTAAATCCTACAAACTTTAACCAGTTAATAGCAACAGCGTAGTCAGCGTCACAGGCATTAGTTAGGATTGGATATTTATTGTTTGCTTCTTCTACCCATTTACGAGAACCACGAAGGAAGGGCATCCAGACCTTTGTTATTGGCGGTGCTGTAAGTAGCCATGGTATGCCTATAGAATTATCTAATCCTACAAGCCCATAGATACCAGCAAGCTCACCTGTTTCTTCTACAACAATAGTCCAGCACTCTTCTGACTCATCTAGTCCTTGCTGTAAGGCTTCCTTAACATCGCCATGTGAGGCAAGTACCTCTTCAGTATCCTCTGGTCTTAAGTTTGTAGCCAGATGGTCTACATCAGACTGAGTACTTGCTCTCACTTGGACTTTCATTACATTCTCCTAGAACGAAGGACAAAGAAGCCCTCCCATTCTGCTGATTGGAATACACACGGTAAGTGATTATCACTTTCGATTGTTACTGATGTTTCACTAGCATGACCCATTACACCAAAGCGATATGTACCAGACTCAATAGCAGCAGCACCAAGAATATTAGCACCACTACCCACCACACGGCCTGTAAAGGTACGTGTATACACCTGTCGCTTTAGAGGTCTTAGGACAATCTTAAAGAACCCTGTGTTATTATAAACAACAGCATAGTTTCTTAAGTGTAGTTGTCCTGTGGTAATAGCCTTGTTCTCCTGCTTTAGTACTGGCTCTGAGAACTGGTACTTAAACGTAAACGGAATACCAGCAAATACTTTCTCAGAGTTAGCTAGTTTAGCTGCTACATCTCCAACTGTAATTACCTTACCTGTCTGGTCAATATAAGTTATATTGGAATCTGTATAAGGAACAGAGGTAAGACCACCAGTTTCTAGAGTAACCCTTCTATCTAAGTGAATAGAAAAGTTTCCTGTAGTATAAATAGTAGCTTCGTCTACTGACAGGTTAATACGCTCAAGGAATAGGTTTGTACCACGTTTAATTAGGATATAAATATCAGCACGATTAAATGATATGCTAATAACATCACCACTAAATACCCAGCGTGACCACGAAGCCTGTAGCTTTTCTCTACCAGACCAATAGTATCTATACACATAGATAGCTGTAGGATCGTTATCAGTCTGTACTAGGATCATGTCTTCATTGGATGAGGCTTGGATATTAATAATCTCACCATTAAGATACTCAGGGATGTGAGAGGATGTTTCATTAGCATCATTTACATCGGTATCAGTATCTACAAAGTACTCCCACATACTAGACCAAGCACCACGCTTAGAGGCAAAGTAAACATACTTACCTGCTGCTGCTGGTTTAGCTCTAAGACTAGTCTCAAACTCTGTAGTGTTAGCTACGTCAACAGTCTCAGGGGTAAGTACAGGATCACCTGTTACCTTAAACTGTGTTAGGTCTGAGAAGAGTAGGAGGGACTCACTGAATGGTACAGCGTGTTTAAGGATACTAACCTTATTAGAGGACACTGCCACATCAATGGGGTCACTATCAATAATGGTTAGCGTAGACTTACGGAAGAAATCAAACTCAAGAAACTCACCAGCACTACCAAAGATAACATTCTCGTCAGCTAGTAGTCCTAGTCTGTTCTTGTGAAAGAAGATGTCAGCTAACTTAAACCCAACAAATGATGGAAAGGGGTTAGTGTCATCATCTCCTACTTTTCTATTAGCATAAGTAACAGCATCAAACTGAAAGTTACCACTAATAAGCTTTGACAACTTATGTGGCATTGTAGAGTTATCTAAAGAAATCTCCACATCAGGGGATACAGTTTCCTTCCACACTCCGTCAGTAAACTTAACGTAGTAGTCGTCCTGCGCCTTCTGATTATCACCTGAGACTTTAATAATAAAATCGTTTGGACCCTCAACAGGCAACTGTTTAAAGTCTGGTGTTTCAGTCTTGAATACTTTAAGATGATCTCCACCATGAGAGTCACCTACTTCTACTTGGAAGTCTGTACTGTTAGTAGATTGAATATGCAGTACTGATCCATAGCGAGTAATAGTAATACCTGTTACTGCACTAGCATTGATGATGTTTTGATAATAAGTACTATCGACAACAGTTCCTGAAAATGTATTTAAATTCTGACAAATCAAATCAGTAGATGCACCACGCTCTGCGTTCTGCGTATCTGTTGTATTAGCCTGAGTAGAAGACTTAGTAGCAAATTCCACAGTACTACTACTACCACCCTTAGTAATCTTAAGACGATATGTAGAAGCATAGTCAGCCTGTTTGACATACACCAAGGCTTCTGGATTACGTGTTGGAGATAATGTAGCTGCTTTAGCTACTGTGACATTCTTATTAATAATAAAGGTTGCGTCAGCAATAGAGACAGCAGATAACTCCTCATTAGGATTAGTCAATCCAGACAGGTATGATGGTGCATTGTTTGTTACAGTCTTAGCTACGCCATCCTTGTCAAACACCCTGATAGTACCAGCAGTATCTACCACCATAGAGTAGAACTCATTCTCATCCCTACGAATGGTGTGGATAAATGCTTTATCTAGGTTTGAAATAACTCCTAGGTCAGCAATGTGCTGTGAACTAGGACGCTTAGACAAACCTGAAACAACACTAGACAGACCATTCTCTTGTAAGTCTGCTTGAGTATTCAAACGTAATGATGGTGGTTGTTGTGATACTCCGTTAATTAGGTTTGGGATAGATTGACTGATGAGTGCCATTAGATTGTTCTCCGTCCCTGCCTATCAATAATGCTAAAGGTATCATAATTGTCAAAGATGTTATGGTCATCAGCAGCCTTATCAAAGTCTTTCAACTCCATCAAAGCCATGTTCTCGTCTTCCTTCTGGAAACCATGCAGGGTATCTGAACCCACAACACGGTCTTGGAATACACGAGTAGCGCGTAGCACTACATATCGTTTAGCTACCTCAGGTAAGTCATCAAAGTCTAACTGTACCACAACATCAAGGGCTGCATCAGTACCAACAATAAAGGTATGATTAGTCCTGTCATACATTTTTAGACCACGCTGCACCAAGTTTGGTGAGTTAGCTTTCAGCGTAGCGTCTGCTCTAAGAATATCAGCGGGGAGTAATATCTCACCTGCTGGTGTCTGAGCGAAACTTTTATTTAAATCTGTGTTAAAGTGCCAGCCCATTGACTGCACTTCTCTGTCAACTGTGTTAAGAATAGTCTCTGCAATCTCTGCTTCAATCAAGCCAGAGGAGAGACTACTAACTGGTGCTTCACCAATAGCAGAAAGCATCGTGTTGACTGCATCTAATTTACTTGTTCCAGCCATGATAGCTCCTTACCATTTAACCTTGTTAGCCCAATAAGCAGCAGAACTTTCACCCTTTTTAATATTTGCAGCGTGTCTAGCCTTAAAGGATTTCTGTCTTGCTGTAGGTTGTCTATCACCTGTTACACCCTGTTGACCAAAGCGTATAATCTTAGGCTTATCTTTAGTACCTACTAACACCGCATGAGACTTAGAGGCATTTGGCGTTCTTTTAGGTATCCGCAAACCCTTAAAGGTTTCTCCTGCGTGTGTAATAGCCATTACTTTTTCTTTCCGTACTTAGCCATGATAGCAGCTACCTGCTTCTGAGGCATACCACCAAAGGACATCTTCTTGCCTGTCTTCTTAGACGCAGCCTTAGCTTGTGCAATACCTTCCTTGGTGTACTTATATTTCTTACCACCTACTTCTGGCATATCATTCTCCAAAGAAAAAGGGGAGCAGCCGAAGCCACCCCCCCTAGTATTATTAAACCTCAGACAGACCGATACAGGCTGCTGGACGCAGGACGTTGTGTCCCATTGCGTACTTAGCAACCATGAGTGTGCCTTGACGGTTAATTTGATACTCAGACTCCATGCCCAAGTCAAGCAACTTGACAGTAGCAACAGCGTCAGGAGTAAAGATAAAGCCACGGAACTTAGAAGCAAGAGCCACCATATCAGCACCGTCTACAGCAGCAGTCGGCAGGTCATAGTGAGTAGTGCGTCCAGAACCAGCAGTGTTTGCTAGTGGTGCGTTGTCAGAAGTCTTACCTTCGTCAGCATCGCCTGTGGTGAAGTTCACGTACAGGTTAGATACCTTAACGTGGTTAGACATAACAACAGGCATACCAGCAATCATTGGTACAGTCGCAGAAGCGATTGAACCATTACCGCCGAAGTCCTTGTTCATGTAGGTCAACTTAGAACCGTCAGTAACGTCCAGAAGGGCGTAGTACTGGTCAGGTGCTAGTGCTACAACAGCGTTAGAGTGGTCAACATTCTTGATGTCAAACTCTTTCTTCGCATCAAAGATAGCCTTAGCAATCTTAGCTGGGTCAAGAGAGTCAGCAGTAGCTGTACCGATTGTTACGTTGTTGGTAAAGTCTTCCTCAGTGAAAGCTTTGTAGTCTTGGATCAGACCAGCAGCACGAGTAGCGTTGGTAGCCAATGCAGCCTTAGTAAGCATACGAGCTACGTTACGGTCAGCCTCGTTAGCCAGAGCAATACCGGCTTCCTTTGAGTAGATAGAACGTACATCGTAGTGGTTGATTGCTTCATCAATGTTAGCAATGAACTGGCTAGAGATGAGCAAGTCATCAATAGTTACGATACGCTCACCAGCACGGATTGACCCGCCTGTGATCTCATTTCCAGGGGTCAGGTATTCAGCGGTTGCGCGACCTGTCAGTGGGAATGAGGCAGACTTGCCCTTTGAGATTGTGCGAGTACGTACCTTGTCCATGAGGACTTTCTTTTCCTCAAAAGCTGTCAGGACTTCCCCTGCATACAGCTTGAGAAACAGGTCACGTACGTCACCTGTTAGGTTATTCTGGCCTTGAAAGCTTACGCTATAGGCCGGATTTGAAGCGGCTTGTGCCATTTTAAATTACCTCTTAGTAATGTTAATGTGAGTTAAAGTACACTCTGCATTACACTACATCCTTTCTCCAAGATTGTCCCTCGCAAGGGGTCAGGGGTAATCGTTTGTTATGTTAGCTTCGTGTTAGGGTTGCCCCTTCTAGGTACACCATAATGTAACTAGAAGGAGAGGGGACTCTTATACAATCCCCTCACCAAATGCAACAACTTAGAACAGGCTAGAACGAGCCAACTTATCAGAGACTTGTTGCCTGTAGGCGGGGTCTTTCGCGTACCTAGGGTCACTCATAGCTGCTGTTAATTCAGCAGTACTTTCAAACTTCCCGCCTGTGGATACAGGACCAGTACCACCCTGTAGTAGACTTGGTGCTGCCTCAGAACGGTAACGAGCATTAAGACCTTGGATAGCAAGCCTAATCATGTTAGGGTCTTGCGTTGCCATTGTTGCATTGAAAGCATCAATCTCTGCTTCGGGTAGTGCATCTGCTGCCCACCCTACCAGTTCCTGATACTGTTCCTGTCCCCCTACTAGGGAGAACATTTCTGTTTGTACTTGTTGTGAGATAGCCTGTTGACCAGCAATCCACTGATCTACAACTGCCTCAGGGAACCCAGCCTCTTCCAAGGCTGCATAAGCATCCTCAGACAGACCACCAAGTTCTTGGTATTCCTGTTGTAGTACATCAAAGTCAATACCATTAGCACCAAGAACCTCAGAGATTTCTGAGGCATCTGCTGATACTAGTTCTTGTACTTCTTCACTAACTTCTTCTTCCCGCTGAGGCTGGCCTAGCTTACTCTCTAATGCAGAGTATGCCTTAGCCATATCCTCAGGGGACTTAAACTTCTCAGGTAGCCACTCAGGGCGTTCAGGGTCTCGTTCTGTCCCTGCTACCTTTTCCAACATTTTATTGATATGCTCCTGAGACTCAGGCGCAGGTTCTTGATAAGTGTTCAGTGCTTCAGCCATTAACTTATTTGCTCCATAGCTTGTCTAACTTGTTCAGGGTCCATTGACCCAGCAATAGCAGGGGCTGCTTTCTGTAAAGCTCCCATGCCGCCCTGTTCCAGCATTTGTTGTTGCATCATTTGCTGTTGCATCATCTGTTCTTGTGCCTTCTGTTCATCTGACTTAATAAGTCCAGAGGTATCAATACCAAGTGATGCTGCTAGTCTATCAATATAATCACCTAGGTTCATCTCACTAGCAATAACCTCAGGTCCAAGAGGCTGAAGGTACTGTAGGAAAGTAGCTAGTTTATTCAAGTCCTGTCCACGGCCTAGTGCTTCAATACCAGTAACCACTGTAGGCGTAACACTATCCTTAGGCATCTTAGGCATCTTGCCCTGCTTCTGAAGAGAGTTAAGTAGTAGGTTAATTAGTGGTAGTTGGAACTCCTGAGATAGAATAGAGTACACACCACCAAGGGCTGTCTCTAGTTCCTGTGCCATGAAGCGTACTTCTTCTGCTGTCACACGCTCCGCTGCACGTTGTACAGAGGAGTTGAGTAGGAAAGCAGCAGCAAGACGATCATTAATCATCTGCATAGTCTCAAGAGCCACACGGAAATCGCCGCCCTTCTGTACCTGTAGGGTAGATACATCATTACTATCACCCTGTAGGAACGCACCGTTAGGTGCAGCAGACAGGTCTTTAGTTTTAGTACTACCATTAGGACGGACGAGAAACAGTACCTTAGCAGATGCTGCGCTACCCTGTACGATAGCCTTAGTCAGAGCCTCAAGGCTCCGCAAGTCACCAATATACTCCTCAATAAAGCCACGCCCATAGTCCTCACCATCAATACGGATGAACCGTAGTGGGATGAATGGGTTCTGATCTGGCTTAAACATACCCTTAGTAGTCTCAAGCAAAACTCCTGCAACTTCTTGGATAACCTCAAAGCCCTTAGGTGTGCGAGTAAGTCGGGTATAAAGATCATAGCTTTTAGCTGGTGTATCTGATGGTGGTATTTGTGCTTTTACCTCTTCAGGTAAAGCAACAGGAGCCATAGACTCCTTGGTAATAATCTCAAGTACATTGCCCATAGCATCACGCTTTACAACGTAACGATCAGGACGGAATACTTTCATCCCACCTTCCTTTGGCATATAGACTAGCGCATTACCAGTAACGATAAGCAGCTTAAGTGCCTCAAAGGTAGGAACACGGATTGACTTACCCTCAATCTCTTGCATTGCAGCACGTTCAATACGTGCAAGCCCCTCTTCAACCTGACCACGATTATCACCTGCAATCTGTTGCAAGTCAAAGTCATCTATGGTCAGCCGAAAGAAGGGGCTGTTAGGTGGCAGGAGAGCAAGCAGTAGTTTAGATGCAAGGTTATTAACACCCCTTGCTCCAATGCCTTGATACGGTGTAGCGTATACTGAAGAACTTGTGTGTCCCTCATCTGGCAAAAGAGTAGGGATAGTAAGCCTTGCTGCCTCACGGCCTCTCTCTAGGAAAGTATCTCTCTCTCCATCTAGTTGGCTGTAGCGTTTAGCTACTGTACCTACATCTTGTTCCATTTATTGTACCTCTGGTATAAGTAAACCCTGTGCAGGTTTCTTTTTCTTGTACTTGTTCAGCATATCATAGTTAACCATAGGCATCGTAGCGTTGTGGTCAATGTCTTTTGCATCCTTACCCATGACTTCATCGTCATCAGTTTTAATAACTACTGCACCCATAACACTACCCCTTAGGGATGTTCAAACCTGAACCGCCTTCGCCACCAACTTGTGCAGCAGCTTGTCCAACTACCAGAGCCTTCTTGCCCTTACGTCTACGGCGTTGCATACCAGCCCCTGTTTCCACAGTAGTAGCTACTTCTTCAGCCTGTTCTCTTGGTGCTGCTGTTCTAGATGCTGCTGTTTGTGATGTAGGCATCCTTGAAGGATCACGTGTATATTTATTTTTACCTGTTACAGTATCTTCAACTTCAGTAGCAACTTTCTTAACTACCTTTTTAACAGGTCTTTCCACGTTCTTTTCTACAAAGCTGTCTACCTTTTTAACTTGTTTCTTAACAGCCGTACTAACTTTCTTAGCAGCCTTCTTTACTTTCTTTGCTGGCGCACCCATGCTACTGCCCCTTTGTTATCTGTAAACCAGCACCAGCACTACCTGTTTGGAGAGAGGTATCTGTAGGTGTGACTAGTTGTTGTTTACCTTTACGCTTTTTCTTAATCCCCATTGCTGGGGTTTCCTCGCCGCCTACTTCTAAGTCAGGTGTCTTAGCCACCGCAGTCACTGGTCTAGCAGGAGCAGGTGGGGGTGTAGGCATCTTGGGTTTAAATAATCCACCCATTCTAATAATCCTCAAAATCTTGATTTTGCAACTCTATTAACTTTTGTATCACAGACTGTTGACCCCTAAGGAAAGCTAATTCCTCAGGGGTTACTTGTGTATGCGGAAGTTTGTCTGGATAGAGTTCATACAACGTGCGGAGTAGGCCATCTGTGATGTTAAAATCGTTACCTAATACTTTCATGTTACAAACTTTCGCTAATAGAGGTACTTTAGATATCTACTATCTCACAAGCACCAGCAGTACAAGCAAGAGTTTGACTACCATTGGTGCTATCTTCCTTCTCATACAGAGAAAGAGCAGACCAATCAATAGACGTAGGCATCTGAGATAACATAGCTTCATACTCTTCTTGAGTACACTCTTGGTATGGAGCCTGTGCGTATGTGTGGTCACTATGTGGTAGGAATGAGATACCTGAGCAGATGTCAAAGTTCTCATAGACCCATGCACCTACTGCCATCCACTCTGCATCCTTGACTGTGATAGTCACAGATGGTTTGTGTTCACACCAGTGTAGTGCGTAGTTCTTCCACAGTTCTAGCTGCTCTAGTGCAGTCATATCATTACGAGTAACAGCACCTGTTGGTGACTTAGTGGGGAAGCTGAACACTGTAGTAGAGTCAGGCTTCATCACACATGGTTCAGCAGGGATACCACTGTCCTTCATAAACTGTGTTAGTGGGTCTTTGTTATCACCACGAACAGTACGAATATAGTACTCACTATGTCGTGCATGAATACCAGAGGCTGTATTAGTAAGCTGTGATACAGTACCTGATGGTTTCACACAGGTGATAGCAGCAGAAGCAGGTACACCTAGCTTGTCAGCATAGACACGATT